GTGCTGGCCGAGGGCAACAAGACTGGCCTCGGAATCAGTCGAAGACTCAACCGCATCGACAAGAGAAACGATCTTGTCACGGTTCTTGGTGTAGTCAGCGAGTTCACACTGACAACCTTCGATGGCGGCGTTGAGTTCACGAAGTTTGTTACCGGCTGCGGTGCCGATCTCAACTCGCTTGGAGTCAACGGGGGAAGAGTATTTCTTGACGATGTCGCCAAACGATGTAGAGCAATCGCTCATGGGTTATCTCCTGCAGAGAAATAAAATGTCGCGCTTCCCACCATGAGAAGCAGAAAGGTAGTGGTGGCACGGAGACTGGGTGGTGCCCGTCATTGCGGAATGGCTCGGGGTCCTGCCGTCATCCTTGGATATCCACCACTACCTGGGGGTTAGACCCTGTCCTCAGGGACAGAGTCATGCCGATCGTTGGTCTCCATTGCATGAAGATCAGCGTCGACGTCCTTGCGTCGACCCTCACTGAACGTGTGGATCGTGTTGTCTGGGTGTGTATGCATGATGCGGTGGTAGTCTTCCCCATCATTACCGTTTTGTAGACGGACCCAGTTGTGCGGATTATCAGTCAACAGAACACGTGCCATTGATGCAGCCTGCATGTGAGACTTCACGGTTCTGCCGATTCCATAGGTAATCTTAATCATGGTATTACACTCCGAAAAAAAGACTCACCCTCCACCGGAGTGGAGGGGAGTCAGGGGGGACAGTTAGGTATCAGTCAGTGATACCCATGGACTTGCGATCTTCATCGGACACTGGTGCGACGTCGCCGCCCACAGTGTCACCAACTCCATCGGCCTCACCGTTGAACAGTGAGCCCTGTTGTACCTCACCAGTGGCGAAGTCTGGGAAGGTGTGTCCCTTCTTGGCAATGGCGGCCATGTTGACCGACAGTGCGATGAAGGATGGAGTCCCTGTGATTGCATCTGCATCACAGAGGATCATGTCCTTGGCTTCCTTCTTGTCACGATCCCATTCATTGATGGACAACAGGCCACATGAACGACCAGTCTTACCACGATTACCGGGACGAATTGGAAGCCAGCCGAGGTTGACGAAGGTGTTTCCATCGTCGTCCTGTGCGAACTTGACCTGTTGTTTCAAGGTCTGCTTCTCTTCGTTGAGCATGACATAGGATGGGAGGGTTACGGCACCACGAGCAGGGGCCACGTTGATTTCTCTGAGATCAGACATTTGATCTACCTTTCTTTACAAACAAACAAACAATCAGAAGTGGGGGTCGCGCCCCGCAACGCGGGTGCGACCTCCACCACCACGGGTCACTCACTGTCGGTGACCTCGTCTTCTGCATCAGCCACGTCGTCGTTGAGTGACTTGCGCTGGTTGGTCATGGCGTACATGTCATCCTCATCGAGGTGTACGCCCCATCCATCACTGGATCTCCGTGGCTGTGGCACGTATGACCCAGGCACATCGGTCACCCAGTACCCGAATGGCTCATCGTCCGTGGGCTCCACATACTTGTATGTGGTGTATGGCTCCATGGGCAACAGGCTGCCGTCGGCTAGTCGTGGCCGCTTGAACTGGTCAGTGAACACAAGGTTGTCCCAGTTGTGCTCATCAGGTACGAAGTCATTGGCCGCGTGACTGTGTGTCTTCTCGTTTGTCTCCGAGAAGGCACCGATCACTGCAAGACCCAGCGTCCAACCATGTGGGTTGGCACCACCTGATGACATAGCAACGCCCTCGTTGGCCACGTCATTGGCACGGATGTCTGATGTCCGTGTGATTGTACCGTCGGGATGGTACGAGAACGCTGGGTTACGTCCCATGTGTCCACCCTTGGGCATGGGTGCAAACATGACAACGAACGCCTGGTTGTGTGCAAGTAGCACCTGGTACTTGGTACGTGTGTCGCCAGTGACGCCACGGTCGGACAGTCTGGACTGGACAACGGTCGTGCCCATCTGTGCACGCTCATGCATGGCAACCCTACCGAACCTGTCGGTTAGGTACGTCGCAGTAGCATGAGGTGATTTGAATGTCATCAACTTCCGTGTGGATGATGTCGAACGTCTAAACATGATAAACCTACCTTTCAAAAACAAACAAACAATCTGGACAGGGGACGCCCCCGCCCCGCCGGGGGGGCTCCCCGAAACTTATTCACTTCCCTGCAACTTCTTGGCCTGACCAACGGACAGTTGACGGATCAGTGATGCCAATGGGATTTGAATTTCAATCCCATTCTTCTCGTACGTTCTGCACGAGTGGAGTAGCGCCAGGTCCTCTGCGGAGAAGCGGACACTGATCATCTTGCTGGTTGGATCAACGCTCTTAGGTCGACTCATTGGTCACCTCCTTTTGGCCAGTGCTTGGACTCGTCGTCGATGTATCCAGCAGCAACTGGTGGAATATCTTCCTTGTACATCCCGGTCTCGGGGTCATAACCTGCAATCAAGTCCAGGTCAAGGATCTCGTCGTAGGGTTCCGCATCCGGTGGAAGTCTCCGTTCCTTGCGTCGTTTCCGACCATCGGCCAAGTATGTCAGCTCCCTGCCAGCGAAGATGCCTCCGATGAACATGAACAAGAAAGCAATAGTCAAGATCAAAACATTCATAATCATTTTCCTTTCTAAGAAACAAACAAACAGGAGTGGTTCCCCCGCCCCACCGGACGGGGAACCACGGAACATCAGTCACACTCTTGGATCATCACTTGGGTCACGACATGGCCATGCGGTGGCTCAACTATGTCAAAGCCGTCCAACTCTCGAGGTACCTCGCCATGCATGTAGTCCTCGTTGTTGGCCAGAAGTCCAAGTTCCTCGCACTTGTCCTCGACAATCTCACATGCTCTTTCATCCCCGAGAGCCAGGTCATGCCCGGTGTATATGAGGATTGAAGTCTTCGAGGTCCATCCACTCTCAGGCTCATTCAAGTAAACAACAACATTGAACTCTTTCATTTCACATTCCTTTCAAACAAACAAACATTGGAACACCAACCACCACCATGGTGATCGCCTGCCCCGCCAGGGGCGATCACCTACCTTTTTGTCGTGTTCGGCCGATTAAGTTCGTCCAATTACCTTCTCTAGTCTGGGGGCCTTATCTGGGCCCAAATAAAAAAAGGGCCCTTGCGGGCCCAGGTGTGTGAAGTGATCAGATCACTTCTTCTTGTTGGGGTTGCCGTTGTCCTTCTGGATGGTCAGGCGGGTGACATTCCCGCTGTCATCCATGTTGACCCAACAAGCGACGCGCATCTCAGTGCCGTCGATGTTCACGTATCCGGTGAAGTCCGGTGCTTTCGGTGTGAACTTGTACTTGTTGGGCCAAAGGCAACCCCTGTTGGTGTTGTCGTATTCTTTCTTTTCCGTGGTCTCGGTGGACTCGGACGCAGTAGACGTAGTACGATTGAAATTGAACATAGACATAGCAATATCTCCTAAACAGAAAACAGAAAAACAATGGGTACAGACCGCTGCCTGCCCCGCATGGGGCAGCGGTCATGCACGCTATTGCTCTGTCTACCCCCTCCGGCCCCCAGACCGGTCGTGGTGTTTTAGATATAAAGGTAATTTTGCTCTGGGAATCCACGACATACCAGGTTTGATCCGTGTCGCGTCCCCCACTACAGAGTCGTCAGCTGTAATCTAGCCGACTAATCCACATATACCACTTCTGCAAAAGTCAGAGTAGTAACATTGTAATGTAAGAAGTTCGGACCCAAAAACCTGGCTCAATCCCGGCCTTTTGTCCGACTCATCAGCAGAAAGTCAAATTGCATCTGCTGCTTGGCGGCCTCCAAAAGACCCAACGCCCTAGCCACCCCAGCCGCATTGTTATCAGGACCAAAGATATTTAGGGTCGAAGGGTCATCCGGAGACGGTTCACGCTCAAAAATGCACATCATCACCGGATGACGGGCATAAATCTCCTTGACAAGTTCGTCAGTAGGAAAGAACGCTAGGTGGTTGGTTTGCTCGGGTTCCATCATGCCTCATCATCATACTTGGTTCGGAGGACCATACCCTTCAAACCACGCTTACCACCGCACGGACGATACCGACGCAGATTCCAACTGCTCTCCTGCTCTATCTTTACGGTGATTTGGTTGCGACTGATGTGCATACCTCGTACCTTGTTCCTCTCAACCCAGTCTTCCCACTGCTTCCAGATCATCTCTGTCGCTACGAAGCCGTTGTCGTTCTGTACGAACCGGGCCTCAAGGAAGCTATCGAACGGGTTGTTGGTCTGAAGGTACAGTCGCACCGCATCGGCGCTGCGGTGAGGAACCGGGAATCTTTCTGCGCTGGACTGAGCAGACTCACACAAACGCGCTCCCCGGACAGCCCACGCCGCAATACCCGGCAACTCCTCTCTAAGCTTGTGAATCAGCCTTTCGTCCTCTTTGCCGTGGAACGACACATCAAACGGCAACAGCAGCATCTTGCTACTGAGACCCTGACCCTTGTTGGGCAACCTAGGGATCTCATTGGTCTGCATCATGGCCTTGGCGGGAATCACCACGTTACGGATCATAGACAACCCTTTTCGGTCAATGTCAATGCGATCCTGGCCCAGAACACTCTTAAGTACCTGCACACACCGCTCACCTTCACGGCCATCCAACTCACTGACCTCATGTACACACATGACCCGTGCAGCCTGCAGACCATCCAAACCGAACCGATTACTGAGGCTGTACAGACTGACCCCGAAGTATGAGTCCAAACCCAGCAGCGTCTCAAGGATCTTGGCGATTGTGCCCTTGCCCGACCGCACCTTGCCGTACATCAGGAACCACCGCGCGTAGTCGTTGTGGGGCATCAGGCAGTAACCAAACCACCGCTGCAGCAACTCAATCCACGCAGCGTCCCCGCCACTCCACTGATCTATGCAGTTGAGCCACAAAGGGCACTCAGCGTCTGGCTCGTACTTGCAAGGGATAACTGACGGACTAAACCACGTTTCATCCCGTTCTACGGCAGAATCATTCAAAACGTCCACCACCTGGTCCTCGAACGTAATACACCGACTTTCGTCCATATCGGACGGGGTCAGCCAGCAAGGGACATTTACGCGAGGTAGCCGAGTCTTAGCACACAGAGCCTCCAACACGTTGGAGATCTTGGATTGATCCACCCCATACCGAACTACTGCCGGCATACCGTTGATCATCTTGTTGATGTGCAGATCCTCCAACATGTTCCAGCAGGCATCCCTCAACCACTCCCGGTCATGCAATACCCAACGATGACCCTCCCAGACATAGTGGACTCCTTGATGGGTCCAAAGTCCCGGCCTTTTATTTGGGGTGAGGAAGTGCGACTGTAGAAGTGCCCCGGCAACCTTTGCAGGTTCGCCGCTCTGTACTGGGTTAGACTGGGTTCCGATCACGGAGTGTTCCTTTCATGTCAAGTTTTAATCCTGATTACTCGATGACTCTTGGGGACCTGCTGGGTGTAGACCAGCAAGGTAACCGAATCACACCAGTAGACCAGCAAGGTAACCGAAGAGTTCCTATGACTAGCCCTGTTGGCGGGGGTCGCAATCAGGCTTTGATAAATAGACTGGAGGCTGCTCAGAAAGATTCGGCAGCGCAGCTCCAACAACGAGTTGACCGAGACCGACTTACGGACTTGGTCGAGACGATTACTTTTGCCCGGGCTTCGGGCATCCCCCTGAGTGAACTCCAAGGCTTGATCCGCCGAAGCGACCTCGAAGCTTCCGGCATGGTCGAAACAGCAGAAGCCCGACGCCGCCGCAGGATGGAAGACAAACGAAAGACCGCCACTGCCAACCGAGAAAGAGCCGAAAAAGCCAGAGCGGAATTTCGAGAACGACGAGCCTCTACCAAAGCAGGTCGTGAGGCTAAAAGAGCCGAGAAGGCTGCTGCAAAACGTCGAGCCCGTGATGCCCGCATGAGTCCTGAAGATCGTGCTGTGATTGCACGAGACCCCTTCTATACCAGCGGAACCGTAAAGCCTGACATGACGCCCATCGACGTCGCGGCTGAGAACCGCATGATGATGGAGGACATGATGGATTTCGGGCCTACCCCCGCCGCTAGCGGCCCCGTGGGGGAACCTCGAGTAGCCCGAGCGCCAGACCCCAGAGGCAGCAAGCTTTCTACCGCTAGAGACCCCAACGCTCCTACTGGTAGAGGAAGCAGACTCCCCACCCAAGCAGAACTCCCCGAAGGATTTCGTGACCGCGCAAATCCTGGACCTTATGTTCCTCCAGGCATGAGCCTTGAAGACGTTGATGCATTCAGCGCTAACTTTGGACCTACTCCGGCTGCAGGATCTAGCTTTACCCCGGCTGAACGCCTTCGTGCGTTTATGGATGGAGGTAGGGTCGACATTCCTGCAGGCGAAAGCCAAGCACGCGCCGACCGGTTTACTCGACAGCAAGCAGCCGCTCGACGTGCTGCAGGGCTGCAGAGTTTGTCGGATGTAGACCGTATGGTCAACTCGCCCGTGGGACCCGGAGGAATCGAAGGACCCAACATTTCCGACGCCGAGCTTCGACGACGGAACTTTACAGGTCCTCGGATGCCGTTGGATCAAGAGCTTTCTCGGATTATGGACTTTGGGCCTAACCCTCAAGGCGGGATCGGGTCTCTCATGGACATGACTCTTGGAGACTTTCTTGACCAATCCACCCCTCAGTTTGATCGACCTCAAGCCCCCGAAATTACTGTGGATATGAGCAGCCCTCGTGGAGGCGGATTTAGCGCAAGAGGAGCTCAGCAGCCCTATAACCTGCAACAGAGCCCTATGAGTCAAAACCCGCAAGTCAAAGACCAACTGAATAAACTTCGACAGGAAAACTCAGATCTCTCGGATCTGGACCGCCTGCAGTCTGAGATTGAGAAACGACGGAAGCTCGAAGAGAAAATGCGCCAGCGGCAAGGCACGGTAACGCAGAATGCCTTCCCCGGTGTACCGTCTGTGAGTCAAAGATTCGGGCCATAACGTCCCAGAATACCAGGTATGCCAGGTAAGAACAACCCCCAAACTTACATTTCTTTTGGTTCAGGCGTGCGCTTGATGGAGGAAAGTGAGTATATCGAAGCCATGGGGGGTGGTATTACGACAAAAGGCTTCCGCGCCTTGTGCTCAAACCTTCGTGTACCCATCGTATTTATCGGTGATGGGGCATACGTTGACATGCACCGGTTCGAGATGGCTATGGCTGCGGTGACACGAATCGGCAACGAGAACTTCTTGTTTCCGGGGTCAGCACCTATGTCCTACAGAAAGGACACCACAGCGCGGGTGAATCTTGAACCCGATGAGATCCTACAAAACTATGAGACGCTGGCCACAGAGCTGATTGCTGCAAAGAAAGTCAACGGCGTTGAGTTGACACGGCAAGTGCGGGAGTCTGCACGAAAAGCAGCAGAGCGAATGCGAGACGCAGGGTTCCATCGAGCCCCATGGAAGGCACAACAGGTAAAGAGCTATGAAGGGTCAAATCAAAAAACCAGAGCCTGATGAGGCGATCGTCGGCTTTTTTACTATGGACGGCGCAGCGCAAGGGCTTCTTGCTTCAAGGTTTGATGCTCGGGAGGAAATGGAGATCACTCTCCGTCATGCACGCGACCCTGATCCGAAGATATCACTTGCCGGTCTTCGGCACCTCAGATCCATTCTCAAAGACGTAGCGACGGCTAACGGCATTGTCGGTAGCATGAGCGAGGTACGCGAGACAACTGGTGAAGACGGATCGAAGGTTCGGCAGGTGGTCTCCACAAACAAACTAATCAACAGAATTAAGGAAGGCAGGACACGTGTCCAAAACCACAACCCGGAAAAAGGCCACCTCGAACACCACTCCGCCCAAGAAGCCCGTGCCGAGGAGCCCACTAATGATCGCAGTCGAAGACCACTTGAAGACTCTGACTCCACAACAAATGATTCAGTACGCCCTGCCGGCGATTCAGGATTTAGCGATTGTGAGTCCGATACCTCAGTGGGCGAGCTCGATTGAAGAAGCAGCATCTAAGGTACACAACGAACTTTTCATTGGCTCTACACTTCGACCGATGTACCTCGGGGCGATGAACAAGATTGACAAGACATCTATTTTGCGGGGAGACGAGAGAGGAACCGCACAAGCACTTAGCCGACTTGCTGCAACGTCAGTCTTTCTTCAAGAGTCTTTGGAAGAGATCACTTGACCCCAAAGCTTATCACCCCTAACGACTTGTACCCCCTTCCGGCAGACTACATGGAGCTGTCGGAAGAGGGACAACGTCAAGCCCGTACAAACGCATGCAGACAGTTTCTGGTTCCTGGTCTTACCGACCAGCAGAAGGCAGAGGCGTATGTCGCATCATTGAACTTCCTCGACTTCTACTACCTCCATCCAGACTTGGATGTTGAGTTCGACCCGATGTTCTATGACGACGCACCCTTACCTACACCGGAGATGCACTACGACATCGCAAGACAATGGGCAACCGAAAGACTCTCAATCGCAATCGCTCCTCGCGGATCAGCAAAGTCCAGCTTGGTCAAGAAAACAATCCTACTAGAAACTTTGGCTCGCCCCAAGTTCAGCGTAATTTACGCTACGTCAACGGGCGACAATACAAAGTCCGTAGGGCAGTCCATCAAAGACCAATACAGCTTCAACCCCCGTATCAGCGACGACTTCGGAGCCGAGACACCTTACGGTCGCCTTGCCCCCAAACGAGGCGAGGCACCCTACGGCAATACGTACATGCAGCTTATGAACGGATCATCGCTGCGTTGTATCTCTGCGGAGTCAAAGCAACGTGGTGGTCGTCCGCGCCTCTACGTATTGGACGACCCCGAGTATGACCCGAAGGCCTCGACCTCTATGTCACTCATCCGTGAGTACATGGATCAGCTGCTCTTCAAAGTCGTTCTTCCCATGGTTATGCGTGCGGGCTGCGGTGCACGCTGGCTTGCGACCTTTGTGTCTCGCCGGCACTATGCATTCCACGCTATGGACGTAGAGGGAGGCAAAGCACGTGACCCTCGGTTCAACAAGTGGGACCGCATCATTATCCGATCGGAGTATCAAGATGAGCAAGGAAACCCCAAAAGCTGTTGGCCAGACATGTGGCCAGCAACGACAGCAGAACGTGACCTCTTGGCAATCAAAGATGAGCGTTTCAAAAAGTGCGTGTCACTCGAAGAAATCAAGGAGACCATTGGGGTTGCCAACTACCTCTCTGAATACATGGCTCAGCCTGGGCGGGGTGACGAAGTCTTCTTCCCGAACCTAGAAGAGGAGAAGCACGGATATTGGTTTGAGGAGCCTGATGAAGAGTTCGACGTCGATCCACATAACTCAAATACTATGGTGTGCTGGCACACAAATGATGATCTTCGGAAACAAACTTTAGGTTCTCTTCTTGCGTCCTGTCGGTTGTTTATGGCGGTCGACACCTCCTACACATCTACCAAAGACTCTGACTCCAAAGTGTGCACCCTGATGGGAGTCAACAAAGAGAACGAGTTGTTTGTTTTCGACATGTGGTCGCAACAGTGCCAGCAGCAAAAGCTGATTGACGCTGTACTGCAGATGGCCGACAAGTGGCGTTGCCCTACAGTTCATGTTGAGGGCATCAAAGAAGGGCTTAGCGTTTACGACACCCTCTACTCTATCGTCAGCACCCGAGCGTCTGACATGGCAAACGTAAACCACTTGCCTCGTATCAAGAAGTTCAACCCAGGCATGACCTCCAAGTCGGCAAAGATTGCCGCTCTCTTGCGACGGTTTGACTACGGCAAAATTAAGATCCCTCTACGTGATCGCAACCGTAAACCTTGGCGCGCCTTGGTAGACCAGATTGAGCAGTTCAACCCAGAAGCTCGTGATGGGGGCCTGCAGCATGACGACGAACTTGATACTGTTTCTATGTCTATGTATATCATTCGAGGCAAGCCCGGAAAGGCAGTCCAAGAAGAATTAGAAGACATGTCTGTAATAGAGAAGCTTCGACAAGGGGAAACCCATGACCAACACGGAAACCCCATCCTCTTTGGTCTCCCCCTACAAAACCTATCTCTAGACGACTTGGCCCTTTTGATGCAGAGAAAGCAGGAGCCTGATGGAAGAAGCAAAGTCTGAGCTACAAATCCACCCCAACCACGTGGTGGTACCTCTTGCGTTTTTTGAGCGCGTAATGGAGGTTTACTACAGCATTAAGGGAGCTGAGGTGGTGGGCACCCCCGTGCCGCAAAAAGCTCCCCTACAAAGTCCTGCCTCTTATAGACCGCAGGAGGATATGAATCTACCTAACGTAGAGGCCGTTCGTACTTACGTGCCTCCGGGTTACGTCCCTAGAGGGGCAGCAGCGAATACGGACAAGGACGATGCCTGAGGATACCTACACACTAACCAAGGATAAGGCCTCTCTCTGTCAGGTTATCGACCGACACATTGAGAGAGAAGAAGCCAACCACTCCTATCGGTACACGATGTGGTCTTTGGCGTGGTATTACCTAAACGGCGCTCGGCGCTTTGACGTATTTGACCCAGAGACTGGGCTGCTCCAGCCGCACCACCTCGATGAGGATGGGAATATGGAGTTCCAGAGCCAGGAACTTCTGTCGGCTATTGACCGGGTTGTCGGTGTATTGTCCGCCATGGACGTACGACCCAAGATTCTTAGGTCAGGGTCCTCCCTTTCCCAAGTCCGCGATCGCTCTATTGCCCAAGTCATTGCAGATGCCATGGTGTCCCGTGACCGAGCAGAAGAAACTCTTACCGAGTTTGCCCACATCCTTGCTACCTGTGGGTGCTGCGGTATTGCAGGACACGTGGTTGACTCCCCCACCGTCGGCTTGACTGCTGACCTTGAGGTAGTTCACCCTCGAGAGCTGTATGCGTTCCCCTCTCTTGGCATGGATCATACCAAGCAGCGTGGTCTAATCCGTGAGCGCATTGTGCCCATGAGCTACTTGGTAGAGAAGTTCGGGCGCAAGATTAAGACAAACAAAGAGAAGTTGTTCTACTTCTCCGTTGAAGCAGGGGCTGCTCCGCAGGACGACTCG